ACAACTTGGAAAGATTGCGCAGTTGTTGAAATTGGGTTTATTGTGATTACGCCCGCCGTAATGGATGGAATGGAAGTTGTAACCCCCGCAGTTTTGAGCGACAAATGGGCGGTAGACATTCTATTCTATTCAGAACCCCCCGCAAGTTTTGCCCCGTTTGAGGTTTGGCCTCCACCAATGGGAATACACACATTCAGCGGGGATGATTCATTGTACTTAAAAAAATATTGTGAGAAATTTCCCGATTCGCCATATTGTGTAATTCCAACACCAAATGAACAAATTTAATAATGACACCACGGCGGCGATTGCCACGGCCATTTCAGGCAGTTCAGCAATTATCACTTTCACGCAAACTTATCAGCCAATCCTTACCTTTGTGGTGGGCATTGTTGGTCTTATTTCGGGTTTGTTGGCGGTGGTTTATTACAGTAAAAAAATCAATCGCATCAAATGACAGTAAAAAAGCAAATTAACGCAAACGCGTTGCCCGTTTCGTTTGACCAGTTCAAGAAAAACCCGGTGGCCGCGGTGGCATTTTGTATGTTGGCGGCCGTTTCATATTTGTACTATGATGTCAAAAGTTCGTACACCGAACAAATCGAAAAGGCCAATCAAAAAATTGACCAATTGGATTTGAAAGTTGACCGGATGTCATCAGCGTTAAAAAAATCGGATTCGGCATTGTCGGCCGCAATCACGGAATTGCGAATCATTAACACCGTTAAAAAGTTATGAAAACGATTTTAACGGCCTTTGTTGCCATCATTTTGACATTAGAAATGATTTACCCGGTCGGGGCTGTAAACACGCCCAATGTGGATGAAATTGAACAAATGTTGAAGCGCGTTGAAAAAAACATGAAAATGGCATCCAATGTCGTTTCCGCCGCAAAGAAGCAAGGCGAACAATTGGTTGAAAACAAAGTTGCCGAAAAGGCCGAATTAAAAGAAGCCGTTGCAACCGCTGAAACAAAAATCGAGGCGATGACATCAACGATGTTGTTCATGGGCGTTGACACCGGATTGGTTGGCATGGACACCGCATCAATCAACAACATGTTAAAATTAAACGGCTTAAAATAATGGCAAAGGCAAAAAAATCATCCGGCGTGAGTTGGCAACCAAAGCCAAAGCGCAAAAACAAAGGTGTTCACTCAAAAAATAATAAACCCGCAAAAAAATATCGCGGTCAAGGCAGATGAAAAAGATTTTTCAAATATTTCAGGGCGACAAAGGCGAATTCAGTTCCAAACGATTTGTTGGGATTGTCGGATCATTCATTTTGTTTGGCACAATGGCCCACAATTCATTGTCACCCCAAGACATCGCGCCATCCAAAGAATTGGTTGAAGCGGTTGAATGGATTGTGATTTGTTGTTTGGGATTCACATCCATCGACAAATTTGCAAACACCAAAAACGATGCGGAAAGTTGATTTGACCATTTTGTTGTTGGTGTTGTTATTTGTTGGTGGTTTTGCATACCTTCATTTTGCAGTTCCAAAACAAACCAATGTTGTTCATGGCCCGGCCATCAGAGTTGTTCAAAAAGAATTAGACACATTGCAAATCATTAAAAACAAATACAAAACATTACATGACACGCAAATATTTATTCAAAGCAAATATGAAACACTTTTTGTGGCTTATCATGGCGATACAAGTTGCGCAGCCACACGCCGCATCATCGCAATGCATCGATTCCTTGACAGTTGCGGAAAATAATTTATATTTATTAAAAGGCGCGGAGGCGCGCGAACAATTGGCGTTGTGCCGGGAATATCGCAAAATTGATTCCGAGGTCATCGCACAACAAGAACGGATCACAAACAAATTGTTGGATGAAATCAAAAAGCGTGACGAACGATTTTACCAGCTGCGCAAAGTGACAATTGCATTGGGCGTTGGTTTAATTATCTTTGTATTGTTATGATTACAATTGCAGATTTGAAACGCACAATGGCCGCCAAAGGTTATGCATTTTTTGAAAATGGGGATTTCAATTTGAACATCATTGGTGTTCGAAATTCAGCAACCGGGCAAAAGGTCACAAACGCATTTGATGACAAAATCGTTGTTGCCTACAAAGAAAAGGACAATTGGTTCATCAAAGAATGGGCAATCACCACCGACAATGGCGCGGGGACGGCCCGAATGAAGCCCGGACAATATCGCGGTTCACATCACATTGGATTGCATCAGGGCAAATATGAAGCGTTGAAACAATGTGGCCCGGTGACTGTATTCCGTGATGACATCAAAGATGGCGTGTATAATGAGAACGCAACGCAAACGGGCGTGTTTGGCATAAACATTCACAAAGCCGGTGTTGATTCAGTTCAGGTCAACAATTGGTCCGAAGGTTGTCAGGTGTTTAAACGCACCCAAGATTTCAACCAGTTCATGTTGTTAGCAAAAAAAGCGGCCGCCTTGCATGGCAACCGCTTCACATATACTTTGATTACTTCAAACGATTTCGCGTTGAAATAGGGTTATTTGCCCATTTTCGCGTTGTTTGCGGCAATGTCGACCACTTCATCGGCAGAATATAACCCCATCATGATTTCGGGGGCGTATAAACGACCAAAAAAAGCCGCCGCCCTATATTTTAACATCAATTCGGGCATTGTTTTCCATTTTGATCCGGGTTTATCCAACCATCCTTCCAACTTTGCCATTTCCATCGTCACCGTTGGGCCTTCCAAAATTGCGCCTGATTGTTTATCCATTGTGACGGCCTTGCATGATGTTGGTGTTGATTCAAACCGCAGCGTTCCAAATCGCCCGCATGAATTTAATGAGGCGATGATAAATGATGAACCCCATGATGGTCGTCCGTGGATGATGTGCAAATTTTGCATGACCATCAAAGGCGATGCGTTCATCCGGTGGGCCATTTCTAATGCCACCATCGTGTTTGCAATGTTTCCTTTGTACTGATTCGGAACAAGGTCGGATGATGACAATAATTTTGCGATTCTTTGGGCGTGTTCAAATTGCGCCGGGGCAAACACTTGACCGGATTCACCAGTTGTGTTGCTGTTGATGATTGTTAATTCGTTGTTTTCCATTGTTCAGCAAATATACACAATGTTGCAAATGTCAACAAAGGATGCGCGATATTTGCGCAGATTCATCCAAACTTATCGTTGTTTCATCATTGTTGATTTAAGGGGCGGCCGCCGATGGTTGCCCCTTTTTTCGTTCAATACGAAAATTTTTTAAAAAAATGTCACAAATGTTTTTTTGTTTGCAAAATGTGTTTTAACATTGCATCAACAATTAAGAAAAACGACATGGATTTAATCTACCTTATCATTTTAACGCCCATTACCATTGCGGTGATGTATGGCGCGCATTGCATCAAATTGAATTCAAAGCGATTCAACGAAATGCCGGAGGCCAAACCCTATCAATTTGAACGCGATGAATACATCCCGGAATTCAATGAATTCACGCAAATGTTGGTTCAACGCAGAATGTACAAAGGCAAAAACAAATAAAACAACGATAATGATTTACATTTTTTTAACCAGCAGTTGCGTCAACGCATTCATTTTGTGGTTGATGTACAATGCCAGTCGCGCGCAAGTTCGCGGCCTTGAAAAAAGCGTTTGGAAACAAAACAAAGTCATTTTTGACAATGAATCAAATTTGATGGCGCAGAAATCGCAGATTGCCGGATTGACCGACAAATTGCACACATTTTCAAATTTGTATCAGGATGTTCAACGGAAATACGAAGATTCGATGATCCGTGATGCCGCCATCCGTGAAAAAGCCCGCATTGCAAAACAAAAGCAACGCGCAAAGAAAAAGGAGGCCGGCAAATGAGCGCAAAAATAATGGCGTTCATGCGCCAAATAAACGAAGGCAAAGTTGAAACCAACCGCGCCAAAATCTTTGTTGCAATCCAAAAATGGAATTGCGTTTCCACAAAAACATTGATTGACAATTTCGGATTGCACCCGACCGTTACATCGGTTTTGTCATCACTTGAATCAGATGGTTTGATCCGCAAATGTGGGGAAATCGAAATTGGTGGGCGCGTATTTTCACAATGGGCGGCGCATTCCAACATTGATGGAATCATGGCGCATAAACGCGACATCGAAGAAAAGAAAAAGGCGCAATGGATAAAACGGGCGCAAAATGCCGGATGGATTGACAATCAAGTTGCGTATTTTTTAACAAAACATGTATTGGATGGAAAATAAAGTCATGACACCAATGGCCCAGTTGATTGAATTCATGGAGGCATTTGAAAAAGTAAAATTCAGGGATTCAGAAAAGGAATATTGGTTGATGAAAGAAAAGATTGAAAACCAAATGGCCTACAATGCCGGTTTCAGTTTTGCCCACAAAAGATGCAAACAAAAGTTTATTTGGTCACATGAATTATGAGTTGGAAAATCATTTTATTAATACAATTGCACATTTTGGTGGCGTATGTCATCGGGTATAAATTAGGGAAACAAGATGCAAAGAATCACGGAAATGGTTGAAATCGCAATTGGCGATGAACCAACAATCACAAAAACACAATTAAAAGCCATTTTAAGCGTAATTAAGGACACCGAAACGAAAATTTTGGTTAAGGTACACAAAGACGGTAAAAACACAATTTTAAGCAATGAAACAAGCCACAACGCAATCAAAAGATTATTTTCGTGAATTTGTCAAAGAACGCAGCAAAAACGCTCGATTGTCATTAGACATAATTCGAATGCGTGACCAGTACGAACGCGAAATCGCTACATTAAAAAATGAAATTATTTATCCCAAAGTAAAATTCAAAACAACATTGGACATTCAACATGAAAACGCCGTTAGCCGGTTGGATTTGATGAATCAGGTGTTGCAATGTCTTTGCGAAGTTGGATCAATGACACCGGGAAAAATAATGGGTCGATTGCGCGAAGGTGATGTCATAATGATTCGGCACATGTATTCATTCATTTTGCGCCGTCATTATCATTTTACATTCGAGCAAATCGGCAACAAATTAGGTCGCGACCATTCGTCAATCATTCACGCCGTGAACACATTTGAATCATGGAAAAAAACCGACCGACATGCGCGCCAGCTGTACAAAAAAGCGTTGGAAATTTTAAAATTGGAAAGCGATGGAGAAAGCGAGTAACACATACAAAGAACGCCAAACAGTCGCAAACATGTCGGAAATGTGGTTTGTTGATTACATGGAATCGGTTGGAATGCCAGTTCAAAGGGTTGGGTTTAACGAAAAAGAAATGAACATCAATGGGTTTTGGAACATTCATCGGTTGATCCGGTCATTGCCTGATTTTGTATATTTCAACGCCAAAAAACAACGCATGATGTATTTCCATATTAAAGGAACAAATAAGATGAAAATTGACGATGTTATTAATTACAGTGCATTTGAATTCCTTTTTGGTTTGAATGCTGATTTGTTCATTGTTTTTATGTTTGAACCGGGCAAGCCAATCAAACGAACCATGCGCCAAATACGGGAAATGATGACCGGATTGACAATCGCAAAATGGCATGATGGCAAACAATATGTTGCATTGAATTTAAAACAATTAGATGGCAAAGGATAAAAAATCATTTGTGTTGTATTGCGATATTATACACACAATCGAACAATTAACGGATGAGCAAGCCGGACACCTATTCAAACATGTTTTGTATTATGTGAACGACCTGAATCCCGACACCGATAATGTCATCACCAAAATTGCATTCGAGCCAATCAAACAACAATTGAAACGCGATTTGGTGCGATACGAAAAAATCCGTGAACGCAATTCATTAAGCGCACGCATGCGATGGGATGCGAACGCATGCGAACGCATGCCAAACGATGCAAAAAATGCCGATAATGATAATGATAATGATAATGATATAAATATAGTATTGGAACAAAAAGCAAAAAAGCCAAAAAGGTTCAGCAAACCGCCGGTTGATGATGTGCGTCAATACATGGCCGAATTAAACATGAATGACATGTCACAACGATTTGTTGATTACTACGAATCAAATGGATGGAAGGTTGGCAAAAATCCGATGAAGGATTGGAAGGCAGCCGTTCGAACATGGAAACAACAAAACAATGATAAACAACCAAAACAAGAATCTTTTTACAAACCCTTAAAATTTGACTAATAATGTGGATCGAAGAAATTAACCAAAACACCGCCGTGGTGGTATTCAACGGCAACCATTTATTCACCGGGACATGGTATGAATGTTCGCTATTTATCAAACAATACAATGAGCAATAAAAAAACAACAATGTTGACACCGCAACAAAAAGCCGACCAGTTAATCAATAAATTCCTTTTTGTCAATTCAGAATCAGTTGAATTGGTGACGGGTGAATGTGATGTGATTTTTTCATTAAACAAAAGCGATGCGATTGAATGCGCGTTGATTCATGTCAATGAGTTAATCGCAGAAATGCGCGACAATGAATTAAATTTCCAAATCAAAACACCGCATGGCGTGTTTGTTTATTGGGATGTCGTGAAACACGAAATCAAACAAAAACAATGAAAACATTCATTATCACAATTGAAATCGAACACACCGACCGTCAATTCAATTCTTATCCGGTGCAAACATTCATTGCGGAAATTGGTTCACCAGCTGCAAATTGGGTCAAAACAATGAAAAAAGCATTTCGGGAAACAACATTGGGGGAAAAAGCCGAATCGATTACAGTTGAATATGCGATCCGTGAACAAACAAACCATGTCCGAATTGTCATGGGCAATGTTAACAACATCGACAAATGGCGCGTGTATGTCAATCAGGAATTGAAATTTGAATCCGAAAATTACACACACGCATTGGCAATCGCACAATACTACAAACAACAATGACGAACGAAGAATATATCATCAGTCAATTAGCGTTTTATTCTGAATTGCATCATCATTTGCCAAAGATTCAATCAAAATGGTTTACAAATAAATCATTGGGCAAAATAGTTAAAGCGATGCGCATTGTCTATGAATCAGGCGAAACCGTCAACCCGTTCACCATTCGGAAATATTTGGATCGAGCGGAAACAATATTGGCCGCGCAATTATCGGCCGCATGTTCGGGATTGCCATCAATCAAAAATCAGGTCATCGAACTACAATACAATTTTGTTTTAAACAATATCAAAAACCGGGTCATTGGTTTGAATTTTGACGGTGGGTTGATTGAAGCAAAGTCGCAATTGCAATCAATTATTGATGAAGCACAAATTGACATTGGCCATGAGCCAAAAGACATCAACGCCGTTTCCAAAGGTGTCATGAACAACATTGTCGATGCAATGTCGCGCGGCAACCAGTTGACCGGAAAACCATCAGGTTGGCGCAAACTTGACAAAGCGATTGGAGGTTACAACGCCGGTGACATGATTGTTGTGGCCGGTCGCCCCGGAATGGGAAAGACGGCCATCGCCTTGACATTTGCCCATGATTTCGCGTTGCGTAATGGCCGCGCATTGTTCCTATCATTGGAGATGTCAAACGAACAATTGGCCAAACGCTATGTTTCATTGATTGGTCAAATACCAAATGGACGCATTCGCAATCATTCATTGTACAAAGAAGAAATTGACAATGTTCAACAATTCCTGAATACACCACCGATGACATTCCACATTGATGACGACCCGGACACATCATTGCAGATGATCCGCGGCAAATGTAAATTGCACAAAGCAAAACACGGGTTGGACCTTGTAATCATCGATTATATACAATTGATTCGCGTAAACAAAAGCCATTCGCGCGAACAAGAAATCGCAGAGATTTCACGCGGGTTGAAGTTGATGGCAAAGGAATTGAAATGCACCGTGATGATATTGGCGCAGTTGTCCCGTAAACCGGAGGAACGCGCCGACAAACGCCCGTTGTTATCTGATTTGAGGGAATCAGGTGCAATCGAACAAGATGCGGATGTTGTGTTGTTTCCATTCCGTCCGGCCTATTATGAGAAAGAACAACCGCCAATTGAGCAAGCCGAATTGATTATCGCAAAGAATAGGCACGGGGAATCCGGGGTGATTGATGCGACATTCGATGGCAAGTTGACAAAGTACACGGAGATTGTGATATGAGGCACGGATCGTTATTTAGCGGAATAGGCGGGTTTGACCTTGCATCAGAATGGATGGGGTGGGAAAATGTTTTCCATTGTGAATGGAATCCGTTTGGGCAAAAAGTATTGAAACATTATTGGCTTTGACGATGTTGCCCATTGCCTTTTCAACAAACCATTTTGGTTGAATCTTTGGCAGATGGTGATGCAATTCGGTATAAAACGCCAATTGGCTGATGATGTATTGTTCGTTCGTCATTTTATCAATGTTTTGCAAATATCACATTTGTAATTTTCCGTCCGTTTGAGAAAACGCACTTTGTTTCGGTGTTTGCATACCGGACAAAACGGAATTGGTTTGATTACGATTGAATCGTACACGCGTTGCCAATAATCGTGGCCCTCCGGTGTTGAATCCCATTTGAATGAATTAATCAACATTGCTTTCAACGAATAGTGTTTATCCCTTAATCGTTCGGCCGGGCAATTTATCATGAATTCAAAACACATCGGCAATCGCTTTGCTTTGTGGATGGTTTCTTCCATCACTTGTATGTCAACTATTTTCATTGGTTTTTGTAGTATTCTGCGATGGCGAATGCATGCGCGTTGTTTTCTGATTCAAATCGTAATTCCTGGTTGACATACACGCGCCATATGTTGATGTCGTTAATGGTTGCCATCACAATGCGAACATGGTTGTTTTGTTCTTTGATTGCATAGGTGACATTGATGTTTTCGGCCTTTTCGCCTAATGTGGTGTCACGAAATGCCTTCTTCATTGATTTCACCCAATTGGCTTGTGGCGATCCGATTTCCGCAATGAATTGTTGAATGGCATATGAATTGAATTGCCGGTCGGTGTGTTCAATTTCAATGTTAATCACAAATGTCTTCATTGCTGATTTCTTTGTTGTTGTTCAAAATGGATTGGAATTCACTAATTACATGCGAAATGATTTTCATGACATCAACTTTGTCTTTTGTCGCCGCTGATGTGAATTCCATTTCAATTTCGGTTTGGTTGTGTTTGATTCTGATTTTCATGTTGTTTCGTTGTATTGTTTGATAAATAATGAACATTCATACCATGTTCCGGTAAAAAGGTGATTTCCGTTGAATACCACCACACATTCGTTGTATCTGATTTCTTCAATCCACATGTTTAATCAAATTTTAAGGGTTTGTAAAATGATTCCGTTGTTTTTGTTTTTTCATTGTTTTGTTGTTTCCATGTCCTGACGGCCGCTTTCCAATCCTTCATCGCATTCCGACCAACTCGCCATCCATTCGATTCGTAGTAATCAACAAACCGTTGTGACAAATCCGCCATGTTCAATTCAATCATGTATGCGCGTACATCATCCCGATTTGGCTTGACAAATCGCTTTTGCTTTTCTTCTTCTTTTTCTTCTTCTTCTTCTTGTTCTTCTTGTGATGCAGTATACATACCATTTACATACTCTATCAATACTCTATCCTTAACACTGCAAAGTTCTGATTTTATGCAACTTACAACCTTTGGCGATGTTGACCCGTTGTATTTCATCCAGTTCTTCAATGCCACCTCCTTTGTAGTTTCAGAATAAAGGATTTTGCCAACCTTAATAAAGTATGCAAGGAGTTTGGATACTTTATCTATACTGTATCCAAGTTCATACGCCATTTGTTTTTTACTGATTTCATAAATGCCACATTGTTTCGTGCGTTCGTTTGTCAATAAGTACAAATAGAATAAACGATGGTCATTGTCAAGGTCCTGAATAAACGGATCACTCCAAAAGGATGTGTGAATTTTTCTAAAAATCGCCATGATTAAAATCCCTCATTAGTTTTTACATATTCCCTTTCGTAGTTAAACATTAACCCGTCAATGGTATATTTGTAAGTGTAAAAAGATATATCACCTTCTTCCGTAATATTTGATTTAAAATCATAATACTGATTTCTGATTGACAATAAATTAGGTATAAAACAAAATGAACCAGTTGTGTCAATTTCTCTGCCAATCAATACAAGATTAATGACCTATTCACACTTGGGATGGCTTTCCAACTACGACTACAATTATGACAACAAACGAAGCATTAAACGAAGTATTCAGCAAAAGCAACAAAGAACTGGCGGAGTTATTACAAGCCAATTACGCAACGGTAACCACATGGAAGTTTCAATTCAAACGCAATGGGTTATCAATGGAAAAGCAATTTGAGATTCTCACAAAACTAAATTACCAATTAAAAAACAATATATCATGGAACAACAAAAAAGAAGCGCAGTAACCAATGTAACTGCCAACGGAACTTACAATGGTCAGTACGGCACATTGTACAAATTTGAAGTAACCTTTGCCAATGGCGATTCAGGTGAGTATGCAAGTAAAAGCCAAAACCAAACCAAGTTTGTGGTTGGTCTAGAAACTGATTACACCATCACATCCAAGGAATTCAAAGACCGCATCTATTACAAGATTGCCCCAGTGATGGCACAACCAGGTGCGCAGGCGTTCACACCAAAGGCAAAGGACCCCGAAACGGACAAACGCATTACCCGTATGAGTGTATTGAAGGTTGCGGGTGATTTGGTAATCAATGGTGACATCAAGTTACACGACATACTTGCCTACGCCCAAGTGTTTGAAAAGTTCGTGGTGGATGGTCAAGATACCTTGGCACAATTGAAACCAGTTTCACACGATGATTTACCATTTTAACCATTATGACAAATAACGATATGACACAACAACAATTATTCAACCAATTCACACCGAGTGATTTGGAAACCTTGAAAAAGGCGATGGAAATTTTGGGTAAGTTATTCCCAAA